GCCGTTCCAGGCGTCGATGCGCTCCGGGTTGGCCAGCACGTTGTTGAGCGTCTGGTACGTCGAGAAGGTGCCCTGGATGATGTACGCGCCGAACTTCATCAGGTAGCTGGTCGAGGTGTCGGGGTTCCACAGCGCGGCGTAGCCGAACAGCGCGCCCACGCCGACGAAGCTGGTCACCTGGCCGCGCACCGGCCCGTTGTAGTCGGGCAGCGTCTCGGGCCCGATCTCCTCGATCGCCAGGCTGGGGTCCATGCGCGACAGGTTGGTGCCGTAGCCGAAGTACACGTCGTTCAGGAACTGGCCGCGGCAGCGTCCGTTGCGCGCGTTGGAGGCGTAGCGCAGGAACGGGAACAGCGGGTGGTCGTCGCCGGCCTGGTCCAGGGTGTACAGACCGTCGGTCTTGGCGATGATCAGCACCCCGCCGGCGGTCGAGACCAGGCTGGTGATCGGCGCCAGCGCGTCGCCCACGCGGAAGATCAGGTTGGTGTAGTTGGCCTCGTTGGTCGGGTCGGCGTTGGTGTCGCACTTCCGCAGGCGATTGACCGAGTCGGCCCACCACCACTCGCGGCCGATGGCGATGAACGCCAGCGCGCTGAAGGTGGCCATCGACGTCCAGGTGCTGCCGTTCGCGGAATACGCCGCCGGATGCGCCCCGCCGAAGGCGACCCACGCCTTGGGAATCGAGTCGAAGTTCGAGGTGAACACGAGCGCCGCCTGGATGGTGTAGCCGGCGCCGAAGTCATGTGCCACGGCCCAGGTGTTGGTGCTCGGCGTGTAGCTCAGGATCTGGCTGCCGCCCGCGGCGTACAGCACCCCGCCGAGCTCGAAGAAGTCGACGATCTCGCCGTTGGCCATGCCTGAGGAGGCCAGCACCTCCGGACCTTTGCACCACGGATGCACGCTGGCGTCGACGCCCATCGCCTCCTGGTAGCGATAGTCGCGCCACTTGTGCTGCGTCCGCATGCCGAAGCCGATGGTCAGGCTCTCGAACGGCTCCTCGCGATCGGCCAGCGGCGACAGGTTGGCGTAGTCGAAGTCGGGCGGGTCGACCGAGGAGATGTCCTCGGCCTTGGAAGAGATCAGCGCCGGCTGACCCGGGCCAGGGCTGCCGATGAGCAGGCCGTGGCCGTTGACCTTGAGGTGGAACGGGTACGGCGAGCGGCGCGAGTAGATGCTCACTTACGCCACCACAGACGCGACCAGCGGTTGCAGCCGAGCCACCAGGCGTTCCAGCGAATCCACTCCAGGACGGTGTAGCGGCGCCTCATCCGTAGTACTGTCCCACGAGCTGGCGCGGCGGCCCGAAGTTCCTCTTGCGCCTGAGCGTGCGCTGCGGCAGCGGCGCGCTGAAGTGCTTGCGGCACTCGTCGGTGAACCACGCCGCGGCGCTGGCTTGATCCCGAATAAGGCGCTGGTTGGCGCCCGGCTCGAGCAGGTGCGCGAAGCGCCGCCAGGCGATGACCAGCGCGGCCGAGGCGCACCACACGCGATCGACCGGCGCCTCGTCGTTTTCCAGGTAGATGCCGGCCTGGTCGCCGAAGACACCACCCTCCGCGCGGCAGTAGTCGTACGCCCGCTTCAGGCAGCGCAGGTACAGCACCTGGCCGTCGACGAAGGTGGTGGTGCCGGTGTTCAGGTAGAAGTCGCCGCCGTCGCGCTCGACCATGCCGCGGACGACGTTCTCGAAGGGGTCGGTGATGTTGCGGTCCTCGGGCTGCGTCAGCACGCCGACCTGCAGCACGTCGTTGGGGTCCTGCAGCCAGGGGCACACTCCGCTCAGGTTGTGGCGCGCGGTCATCGGCAGCGGCTGGCAGACGACCTCGACCACCAGCCAGCAGTTCTTCAGCCCGTCGTTGATCAGGCGGTGGGTGGTCGGCACGTCGAACGGGCCCAGGATCTCGAAGCGCTCGCCGATGCCGCCGCCGTTGGGACAACTGACGCCGGTGCCGTCCAGACACTCGTAGCTGTACATCTCCAGATCCATGTACGGGAACGCCTCGAGGTCCTGGTAGGGGCGGTTGCCGGGCGGCGATAGGGGCGAGACCGTCCACGGCAGGTCGGGCGTGAGCGTGCCGCTGGGCGGGTCGTAGGTCATCACGATGCGGTGCTGGTCGGTCGACTGGCGCGCGTACGGGCGGTACAGCGGGCGATCGGTGTACTTGTCGTCCTGGGCGATGCCCGAGGTGATCGGGTAGACGTCGCACACCAGGGCGTTGATCCCGCTGCCGCCGGTAGCGCGCACCAGGTAGCTTTCGGGGCCGACGTACTCGCCAGCCTCGACACTGAAGGTGGATCGATACTCGGCTAGGGTCGGCACTCAGGATCTCCCTGCAGCGATGGTGCGCCAGGCTTGGGCACGCTGGCCAGCAGCGGTGCGTCGGTCCTGGCGAGCGCGCCCAACGGTGGCGCGCCCTGGACCAGGACGACCAGCAGCGGCGCACCACTCGGCGGCAGACCGGGGATCGGCGCTGCGCCTGTCGGCGGCAGCGGCCCCAGCACGCGCGGCGGGACACGCTCGACGCACACCTCGAGCTGGCCGCTGGGCCGCAGCGCACCGGCCAGGCGAATAAAGACACGGAAGAGCTGGCGGTAGCTGAAGAAGCCGCTCGGGGCCAGCGTGCCAGCCAGGTGCGCCAGGCGATGCTGGATGAAGCTGAGTGCCCCCGTAGGGTGAAGCGTGCCGCCGTACGCGCGCGTGTAGATCCTGCCGATCAGCAGCGCGCCAGAGGAGCCCAGCACGCCGCCGTACGCGCGCGTGTAGATCCTGCCGATCAGCAGCGCGCCAGAGGAGCCCAGCACGCCGTCCCAGGCTCTCCTGAGCGTCCTGGGGACCGCTAGAGCGCCAGCCGGCGCCAGGCTGCCACCGAAGGCACGCGCCAGCGATCGCCTGAGCGCCAGCGAGCCAGATGAACCGAGACTCCCAGGCAGGGACCTGGCTGTCCCACGAAACAGCAGTCCCGAGCTCGTCAGCGCGCCGGACCAGGACCGCGGGATGCCCCTGGGCAGCGCCCCCGAAGGCTGAAGTGAGCCGCTCAGGGTCAGACGAATGGCGCGCGAGATGGCCAGTGTGCCGCTCGAGGGCAGCGTCCTGGTGATCTGCAGACTGCCGCCGGCCAGGATGCCATACGTCGGCGCCGCTTCCAGCGTCGCGTACGTGTTCGACCCATTGTCCCAGGTCGCGTAGGTGTAGTCGGTGACGACCGCTGGCACTCATTTAGCCGCCCGAGGTGATGGTCGCGATGTACGTGGCGATGATCGAGTCGCCCGAGTTGAGCGCCAGGCCGGTGAACGTCGAGCGGTCCCACAACGTGCCGCCGGGCGCCGCCGCCTGGGAGAACAGGCCGTGCTCGGCGATCGTCACCGCGGCGCTCACGGTGATCGTCGCCACGCTCTGGTACTGGTTGGCCGCGGGCGCGCTCTGGGTGCCGGTCGGCCGCGTGTTGGCGGTGGCGTACTGGGTGGTCAGCTCGGTCACCAGCGCAGTCTGCGACGCCGCCTCAGCCGTCGAGCCGGTGCCCAGGCCGTGGTAGTTGAAGTTGCTCAGCGTGAACGTGCCGCGGAAGGCGTTGACGACCTGCGCCACGCCCGCGTCGGTGATCACCTGGCGCGACACCACGCCGTAGTCGTCCAGGCGGAAGGGATGGTCGGACTCGGGGCCGTGCAGGTGCTCGAGGCGCAGCTCGGAAGTCAGCACCACGATGCCGTCGAGCTTGCTGCGCTTGAGCACTGCCAGCGCCAGGCGGGGAGCGAAAGACAGGATGGTCATGGGTCCTCGATTGCGACGGTCATCGCGACGTTCGAATTGTTGCCGGCCTGGACGACGACCAGGGTGATGACGTCGCCTGGGCGGATGGCGCTGTGGTTGGGCGCGTACGTGGTGAACACGCCCGACGGCGCGCCGCCCGGCAGCGTCGGCCGCTGGCTCGGGTCGGTCCACACGCTGGCGCCGTTGTTCCGCACGTCCAGGATCGTCGGCTGGCTGCCCTGGGTGCCCGGGGTGACCGCGGCTTCGACGCGGCGGATACGCCCGGGCAGGCAGACGCAGTGGACCGCCAGCACGTCGCCCGCGTTCGGCGCCGTCGACTTGCCGCCGCTGATGAAGCCCTGGACCTGCTTCACGATCGACTGGGTCACACCGTCAGGTCCAGCACCTCTTTGCCCTTGCGCTTGATGACGATGCTGGGCTTATCCCTGGCACCGGCGGCGATGGCTCGGTCGCGCGCCAGCACCGCATCCTCGATGGCGCGGTACGCGCGCGCGTAGTCGGCCTCCTCGGTGATGCCGAGCTCGCGCATGGCGTCCGCCTGGGGCAGGTTCAGGAAGCGCTCGCCGTCCATCACGTCCGGGCTTCGCAGGTCGTCCTGGTCCAGGCAGTAGCCGTCGCGCTGCACCTTGAGCATGGCCCCCGCGGGCAGCAGGTGGCGCACCGCCTCGACCTGGGTCTCGGTGTCGACGAAGCGCCGCCCGCCGTCGCTGAGCACGATGCGGAAGTACCCCGGCCCGAAGGTGCAGCCGCGGCGATGCTCGCCGCTCATGTCGGCGTCGCCGTCTGGTCGGCGCTGCTCGAGGTGTAGCCAGGTGCCGACGACGTCACGCGGTAGTGCTGGAGCTGCGCCGAGGTCAGCCCGGTGACCAGGATCGAGTGGGCATTGGTCGGCGTCGGGTCGTACAGGTGGCGCCCGTACGCCGTCGTCGCGCCGATGTCGACCGCCGAGTCGCTGAGCGTCGTCGTCGTCCAGGTGATGGTGAGCTGGCCGACGCCCGCCGCCGCGGCGATCGCCGTCAGTCCGCCAGGCAGGGCGATGCCCGGGCGGGTGCCGTAGCCAGGCTGCCCGAGCACGGCGTCGGTCGGCCAGGGCGCTGGTTTGGCCGCGCCCTCGTTGCCGCGCCAGTCCACCGGCGTGTGCGTCCACAGGCCGGCCGCGGCGCCGGTCTGGGTGACCAGCGCCTGAGACTCCGGTCCGCCGAGGGTCATGGCTTACGCCGCCGACGCGGGCGAGGGCGCGTAGGTGGTGGCTTCGACGCCGGCGGCTGGTGGTTCGAGCGAGCCCGGACTAACCAGGCTTCGAAAGGAGTCTGAGTCGTCCACCGTCTCCTCGCCGACCACCTTGAAGCCCTGGCGCAGGTACACGTCGACGTTCGCCGCCGAGCCGATGAAGCTGTCGCCGTCCGGCTTCTCGTAGTGGAAGAACAGGTTGCCAGGCGGCGTGGCGAACGGCGCGACGTACGGGTCGGCCTGCGCCGCGGTCAGAAACTCACTCATCAGCGCCTCCTTGCCTCACGCGTCGGGTCGTAGCCGCGACCGCGCAGCAGCTTGTCTTCCATCTCGGCCGGCGACAGGGTCTCGACGCCCGCCATCTTCGCGTCCCTGGCGGCGTCCTTCTCGGGCTTGATCGCGGGCAGGCGCGGCTTCTTGCCGAACTCCTCGCAGTAGTCGGTGTAGAGCTGCTCGAGCTCGGGCACATCCATCTCCGAGAGCAGGCGGTCCGAGTCGAGCGAGTCGTACTCGACGACCATCTGCGGCACGGTCGTCGCCAGGCGGCGAATGGCGGTGATCAGACGCGCCTTCTTGCGCTGCTCCAGGAGCACGTTCGGGCGCACCTCGTCGACCCACTCGCGCGCCTCGGACGGACGCAGCATGACGAAGCCCAGGTTCTCGTACATGGTGCGGTTGTTGGGATCGGACTGGAGCTGGACGATGTCGCCGTCGGGTCGGCGGTACCACGCCAGCGGGAAGTTGTAGAGCAGGCCGACCGAGGGATTGCCCTCGACCGGCGCGGCCCTGGCCTCGAGTCGCTCGAGCAGGTCGGACACGGTTGCCTCCTAGCCCACGCCCTTGGCGTACACGCCGAAGGTGGGACGCATCATCTGGTGGCCGAAGATGACCTCCGAGGCCAGCTTCCAGGTGAAGAAGTCGATGTCGTAGAACAGGTGCAGCTTGGGGCTGCGCTGGACCACGAGCGCCAGGGCCTCGCGCTGGAAGACGAAGTTGTTGGCCTGGCCACCCGCGGGCTTGATCAGGTTGGTGGTGACCATGATGTTCAGCCCGTACATGTCGCCCAGCGAGCCAGTCACGGCCGGCTTGGGGTTGCCGATGTACAGGGCGTTCGACCAGCGGTCCAGCACGATCTTGGAGGCCTTCTCCGCCGGGCTCATGATGCAGAAGCGATCGTCGGCGGGCGCGTCGGCGTCGTCCAGGTACTGGTTGGCGCGCACCACGTCGACGTCGGCGAGCGCCGTACCGAGCGTGCCTACCGTCTGGGTGAAGCCGGCCACGTCGGTCGCCAGCTTGCTATCGATGTCGCGGGCGATGGCGTAGCCCATCTTCATCTGGTACTCGTTCTGGACGTCGACGATCGACTGCACCTTGACGATGTCCTCGACCGCGAACGCGGCGTAGTCCCAGATGTTCAGGGTGATCGTGGTCGCGGTCTCGGCGATGGTCTCGTACACGATCGCGGTGTTCTCGGTCTTGGCGCGCGCGGCCAGGTTGCCGATGCTCGAGACCTTGACGCTCTTGCCCACGCTGGCGTCGTCCTCGAACTCGCGGTCGACCGCTTTGGCGAAGACCAGGTTGCTCTCGGTCGCGCGCAGTACCTGCTTCGACCAGATGTCCGGCGAGAAGATGCCGTCGGCGATCGTCTTGTCGACAAATTCCGTTCCACCAGTGGCCACTGGTTATTCCTTTCGAACGTTCGCCGGGCGTGCGTCCGCCCGGCGAGAGATCACCGCCGCTGCTCGCGGCGCACGTCGATGCCTCTGGTCAACTGGACGCGCACGCCCGGTCGCGGTCGGCCCTTGTCGTCGAAGTAGCGATCGAACTCCTCGAGCGTCATGGCAGCGACCTGGGCGTCCGTGATCTCGCGGTACGCCTGAGCAGGTCCACCGTCTAGCTCGGGGGTCATCTCGCCTCCGACCGTGGAATTGAGCTCAGCTTTCCTGAGCGCAGGCTCACGCTTTCTGACCTCCTCCTCGAGTCCGTGGCGAATCGCAGACTCGTGGACGGCCTGAAGGTACGCCTGGAAGCCCTCGGCCGGCGTCCCGCCCGGCGCGAAGGTGCGGCCCTGGACGTCGCGCTGGACGGCCTCGGGCAGGGTCCTCTGAAACGCGGTGACGGCGACCATGTACGGGTTCGTCGCCGCCTGCGCCTGGGCTTCGAGTATCTGGCGCTGCGCCTGGAGCTGGTTGGCCTCGAGCTGGCCCAGGGTGTACAGGTCGCCGCGGTCAAACGCGTCCTGGCGCTCGCGGTTGCTCTGCTGCTGGCGCTGCTCCTCGAGCATGCGTCGCGCGCGCTGCTGCGCCGCGTCGCCGAGCCAGCCACGAATGGTGTCGTCCCGCTCGAGCTCCTCACGCGGGATGCTCTTGAGCAGCACCGCCAGCCGCTGCAGGTCGGTGAGCTCCTCGGACGGGGGTGAAGAACTGGCCCCGTCCGAGTCGCCCTCGACGCCGGCGACGGGTTCCTGGTCGGCTCCGGGAGGGGAGCTTTCAGGTGTCGGCGCCGATCCGTTCCCCCGCCGACGCCGAGGCGCGACGGGGGTTGAGGAGGCTGCCGAAGCCTCGGCCTCGGCGAGGGTCTCCTCGAGCAAGTCGGGGTGGATGCTGCGCTCGAGGTTGATGCTCACTTCTTCGGTTTCACCTTCTTGGGCAGGCCCTTCGGCGACTGGCCTTTGACGAACTCGGCAGCCTTGCCCTTACTCAGCCCGGGCGCCTTGATCGAGCCGTGCGCCACGCCCTGCATGAACCGGAACTGCGCCTTCGACGTCGCTGGCATCTAACCCTTGATCGTCCCAAAGGTAGTGGGTGCCTGGAACGACGGCAAGGTGTTCTTGATCTGCGCCAGTGAGTCGTTCGGGTCCAGGCCGTACTTCTCCTGCATCCCCTGCAGGATCATGTTCTGGGTCGAGGGCGCCGAGCGCAGGAAGTCCTGGCTGTTGATCTTGTTCGGCGTCGGAATGGCGTTCAGCACGCCCTGCACGCTGGCCTGGTTCGCGCCCGGGTTCTTGATGTCGTCGATGATCTGCTGCATGTAGCCGAAGCCGCCCTGGGTGTTGCCGCCCGCCGTGCCGACGCCGGGCACCGTGTTGGGCGCGCTGAAGCCGGCCACGCCGCCGACGCCGGTCAGCACCGGCCCGAGCTGGCCGAGCACCTGCTGCTGACGGAACGGGTTGGCTTGCAACGCCGCGGCAGCCTGGATCGCGCCGAGCTGCTGCTGGTACGCCTGCTGCTGGGCGGCCAGCGTCGCGCCGCCGCCCGCGCCGCCGGGTCCGGTGGCCTGGAAGATCGGTTGGCCGTTGGCATCGAAGGTCGGCGTGTAGCCGTAGATGTTGGCCCAGTTCTGGGCGATCTGGTTCTTCTGGGCGATCGCCGCCAGCGTCGACTGACCCGCCGCCGGTGCGGCGTTGGCGCCGTACATCGCCTGCAGCGCCATCGTCGGCGTGCCTTGCCCGCCGCCCCACAGCCCGCCCTGGCCGTACACCCAGTCGGACATCGAGCTGGGGCCCCATGTCCCGCCGGCCTGCTGGACGGCGCTCTGGACCGCGCCGGTGACGTCGCGGAAGTAGTGCTCCGCGGCCTTCTGCGGGTCGCCGCCCTCGGCGTTCAGATACGTCTGCTGGTCGCTGGGGCTGGCGCGGAACTGGAACGCGTCGAGCGCCAGGTTGCCGGTCGCGCCAGGCAGCGGCTGGCTGTAATAGCCGGTCAGCCCGGCCTGTTGCGCGGCGAGGTTGGCGAGCTGCGCCTGGGACTGCATGGTGCCGGTCAGCGGGTAGCCGCTCACGCCGTAGCCGCCGGTCACGCCCGCCTGGGTGACGCCGAAGTTCTGGTTGAACTGGCGGATGGACTCGTTGAACTTGTCCTGATCCAGCCCGAAGGTCATGTTGAACTGGCGCACCGCCTCGTCGAAGGCCTGCTTGTTGCCCGAGGCGATCGCGCCCAGCAGCGAGTTGATGCCGTTGGCGAGCTGCTGCGAGGCCTGCACCGTCGGCGGCGTCGTCGCGGGTGCGGGCGGGTTGACGCCGCCGCCGCCTCCTCCGCCTCCTCCGCCACCTCCACCTCCACCAGTGGGCGGTGGAGGGCCCGTATAGCCAGGGTCGGAGTAGTAGCCGTAGCTGCCGCCGGCCGGGTTGGGGTTGGTCGGCGCCTGGATCGGCGGACCGCCAGCGGGATCTGGGAACCAGGGCATCAGGCAGTCACCGTCGCGGGCGTGGGCACCACGGTCGTCGGCGCGACGAATGCGGTCGCCGCGCCGTAGTTGGAACCGGGCACCTGGTTCGGATACGAGATGTACGGGCTGCCGGTGTTGGTCGGGACGACCGGCGTGATCGGCGTACTGGGCAGTCCGAGCAGGTCGCCGCGACCGGCTCGAATGGCTGCCGCGCGGCCCTCAGGCGTGTCCTGGAAACCCGCCGCGTTCAGCGCCGCGGTCGACGCCTGGGGGTTGAAGCCGAACTGGTTGGGCGCATTCGCCGCCGTCGCCGCGCTGTTCGGCGTGACGTTGGTCAGTCCGCCTGGCGAGGTGAAGCCAGTCGCACCCAGGTTGCCCTGCGCCGCGGCAGCCGCCGGGTGCATCTGGCCAGTCAGGTCCTGGTACTGCTTGAGCATCTGCTGCAGCGCGGCGTAGCCCTGCGACGCCAGGCCGCTCGAGTTGGTCGGGTCGGCGGCTTTGACCATGTTCGCCGCGGCGTCGTACACGCCCTGCCCGCCGCCGAGCTCGGTCGCCCAGCCTGCCGCGCCCTGGACCAGGTTCTCGCCCAGTTCGGCCGGCACGCTCATCAGGTTCTTGGCGCCCGCAGCCAGGCCGGTCAGGTTCTGGACCATGCCCATCGCGTTGCTGACACGGTTGGTGAGCAGCCCAGCACCGGTCTGCGCGCCAGCGTGGACGCCGGTCAGGATGTCGCCGGCGGCGGTCGTCGCGCCGCTCAGTACATTCGCCTGGGCGTTGAGCTGCTGCGCGCGCGCCGCCATCTGCGCGGTGACGTTCTTGATCAGGTCCTGCGCCTGCGACTCGGACATCGAGCCCTGCGCCAGGTGGATGCCCATCGAGTCGATGAACTGGCGCGTGGCCTCGGTCATCGTCACCTGGTTCTGGTTCGGGGTGAAGACGGGCTGGCCGTTGTCGCCGATGGTGACGACGTACGGCGCGACGGTGTCCGGGGTGACCGCCTGGCCCGCGTTGGCGCTCGGCGGCGGCTTCCAGTCCGGGCCCTTGGAGACGAACTTGGTCTCGCCGTTGGAACCGATGAGCTGGATCGTCGGCGAGCGCGGGTCGTTGGCCACCGCCGACCAGGTGACGTTGGTCGGCAGCGGGTTGCCGTCCGAGTCCTTGGCCACCTGCCAGGTGACGCCGCCGCCTGGCTGATCGACGGCGATCCACATCTGGCCGTTGATCTCGCGCGGCTGGAACTGACTGGCCTTGGCGTTCTTGTCCTCGGGCAGCTCGACGGTGACGCGCGAGCCGATCGGCTTGGACGGATCGACGGTGACCACGCCGATGCCTGGCACGTTGGTCGTCGTCGGCTTGTCTTCCTTGGTGGTGATGACCGAGAACGTGCCGTCGGGCTGCACCAGCAGCAGGTCGTTGCCGAACTCGTGCAGCGCCGGCTGGGTGCCCTGCGGGATGGCGAAGTGGTTGCCTGTCTTGGGGTCGTACAGGTCGACCGGCTTGGTGGTCGTATTGCCCGCGGGAATGACCTGGCCGTCGGGCCCGATCTTTTGCAGGTCCTCGGCCTTGCTGGGCTGCCGCTGGCCGGCAGGCACGTCGGTCAGCGCGCCCGCGGCGTGCCAGGACAGGCTGTTCAGGTCGCCGTCGTAGATGTTCTTGGCGTCGTCGCCCTGGTCATTGACGCCCGACTGGCGCAGCACCAGACCGCCCTTGATCGGGTCGGCCTTGATCGGCAGCGCGCGGGTGTGGCCCTCGTTGTCCTGGACGATGACCAGGTAGTTGCCGGTGCCGACGTTGGTGGTGGCGCCCGGTAGCCCTGGCGTGGCGCTGGGCTCGGTCTTGACGGTGGTCTGCTCGAACGGCTTGGCCTTGGGATCGAGCAGCTTCCAGGCGTGCGTCGGGTCCTGGGCGTTGAGTTGATCGACGAGTTGCTGGATGGAGCTCATGGGCCACTCACGCCGACACCCACCGGGCGACCGTTCGCGTCGAGGATGTCGCCGCCTGGTGCGTAACTGTATACCGGCGCCAGCGCGCCCTTCGGGATCAGACGGCTCTGGATCGCCGCCTGCGCGGCCTTCCCCTTCGTCAGAGACTGGACCATCTCACCGTCGGCGGTCCGTGCCGCTGACGACGTCACCTTGGCCAGCGCGTTGCGCTGCAGCATTCTGCCTGTCTCAGCATCGCGTCCTTTCGGCAGGTCCTGGTAGGTTTTGCTGGCCATCAGCTTGCCTGCCGCGTCCTGCAGCGCCGCGCCGCGATACGTCTCCCACTGCTGCTGCTCGGCGGGCGTGAGCTGGATGTCGTACACCGAGCCGTACGGCACCGTCTTCGGCGCCGCGATGGGCGTGACGCCCAGCCGCTCGGCCTCGCTCAGGATCGGGTCGTTCTGGATGATCGACGACCTGGGCAGCACCAGGCCGATGCCAGCTTGCGGGTTGGGCTGAGGCTGGCCGGTGGCGGTCAACCTTGCGGGTAAGTTTTCGCGCTGGCCAGGGACACGGCTCGCCACCGCGGCCTGGATCTGCTCAAGCGGCGTCTGACCACGCGTCACGCGCTGGTACGGGTCCTGGGCCGAGGCGATATTCGCCAGCAGCGCGCCCTGAGGGATCAGCGACTCGAACAGGCTGGCCGCTTCGCGGGTAGCCATCGTGCCCGCTTGCTGGCTCGAGCCGATGGCGTTCAGCGCCTGGCCGACGCCATTCAGGAACGTCTCGTTGTTGATGAAGCGGCCCTCGCGCGCCACCAGGTCGCCCAGCATCTCGAGGTTGTCTGGCGGTCGCTCGCCCTGCGGCGTCGAGACCGCGTGCAGGCCCTGGCCGCCCGCGCCGTGCGTCGCCTCGTACGCGTTGGCGCCCATGATCAGCGACCAGCCAACAGGTCCCAGCAGGTGCGCGTTGAAGTAGCGCCCGCCGAGCCTGATCGAGTCCGGCTGCCAGCCGGTCTCGCGCAGCGCGGCCTGCTCCTTGGGATCGGCAGGGCCCTCACCGGTGATGTTGCCCTGCGCGGCCTGGTTGTAGCCCTCGTACGCCAGGGCCAGGCCGATGACGTTGTTGCGGACGCGCTCGGCGAGCGGCGTCACCGCTCCCGTCGCGCCGCGGCCGGCCCAGTTGCCGCCGGCGTACGGCCCGCCGCCCGCCGCGCCGGTCAGTCCGCGGAACACGTCCCAGCCGGTGCCCAGCGCGCCCAGCGGCGACGTCTCCACGCCCTGAGCGGCGACCTTGTAGCCGATGTTGAAGATGGGCAGGATGGCGCGCGCGACCGGGTTGTCGCGGATGTAGCGCGACGTCGCCGTGCCGATCGTGCCCATCTGCGCGCCAGGCGAGCCGATCGGCCCGCCGAGGGCAGCGCGGTTGCCCGCGGCCTCGACCGCCTGCTGAATGGCGGGCGTCGGTGCGGACACCAGGCGCTGCACCTCGGCTTGCCAGGCGGGGCTCAGACGAGTCAGGCCCGCATCCGTCGCCGCCTGAGCTGCCTGGCGCCAGAGCTCCATGTGGCTGGCCAACTGGCGCGCCAGGTCCTGCAGCACCGGGTGCAGGCGCACCAGGCCGGTCAACCCTGTCTCGGCGAGCTGAGGCCCGATACCGCCGCCCATGCTGGCAGCCAGCGGGCCTGGCGTCCCGAGCGTGGTGGCGATGTTCATGCCCCATGAGCGGAAGCCCTGCAGCATGCCGTACAGCTCGGCAGCCGTGGCTTCGGGGTAGCGGATGTTGGCCGGGATGTCGGAGGCCAGCTTGAGGCCGAGCTGGACGGGCGTGTTCAGCGCGATGTGGGCGACGGTCGGGATGCCGCCTGCCAGCGAGCCGATGCGCGCGGCCTGCAGCACGCCGGGACGGAAGGCAAACGGCGCCAGCCCGCCTGCGACGGCGCCCGCCGCCGCGCGCTCTAGCCTTTCCTGCTGGGTCGCGTCGGACGGAGCGGTCGCGTAGCCGGCGAGGCCGCCGGCGGCGGCACCTCCGAGGTGGGCGCCGACGACGGGGTTGATGGCGCCGAGCTCTGACTCAGGTCCGACGAGGAAATTGCGGACGGCCTGCGCCGCGGCACCCGCAGGACCGTTCCCGACTGATAGATCGGGTCGTTGGGCGAAGCTGGTGGTATCCCCATATCCGCCAGGAACTGGTCCAGCGGGTCCTGGGATCGCATGGCTGGTTCCGTAGTACCTGACGAGGCTGGGGTTGGCGTCTGGTCCGAGGTTGTCAAGGGCGGCACTCACAGTCTGGTAGGTGTTCTTGGCGTCGTCGAGGCTCATGTCGCCGAAGCGCGGCACGGCCAGCGAGCCGGCGTCGGTGGCGATGACCGGGATGCCATTCATGCGGAGTTGGCGGGTGAGCTGCTGCATCTCGTCCGGCTGCAGACCCATGATCTTGACGCCGCCGACGGTGCTGGCGTTCGGGTCGAGGTGGGTGTACATGTCGGCGCCGAGCTGCTGGCCCAGCGCCTGGGCGGCGTCGTCGCCGATGCCGACCACATGCACGTAGTTGTTGTCGCCCGCGGCCTGCACCGAGTGCTCCATCGTCAGGCCAGGGATCTTGCCGCCCACGGTGGCCACCTGGCCGGGCACGCGCAGCATCGGCCCGCCCAGGCGCGCCAGGCTGTTCAGGTCGGCTGCCTGAGCCGCGCCGACTGGCCGCTGGACGTCGGGGATGCGCCCGAAGCGCGCGTCGGTCCTCACCCCCACGCCCGCACCCGGGTAGTTCAGATGCACAGTGTCGAGCGCGGTCGCCGTGGCTGGCGGCGGCCGGTCGAAGACGCTCGGGTCGCCCAGAATGCGCCCGCGCATGGCGTTCAGCTTGGCCAGGAAGTTGGTCGTCGAGGCGGTCTGACCGGTGATGTCGGCCAGGGTGTTGAACTGGCTCGGGGCGAACATGCCGCGCTGCATACCCTGTTGCAGCGCGTCGCGCAGGCTGATGTTGCCCAACGCCAGGTCGCGCCCGAGCTGCGGATCGTTCCACAGGCTGCGGATCACGCCCCAGCCGGCCGCCTGCGCTTCGCGCGGGTTGATGTTGAGCTCGCGCGCGATCCAGTTGGTCAGCGCGTGCATGCTGCGGTACGTCGCGTCGCTGCTGGCCACCTGCGGCGTGCTGTTGTCGGCCAGCAGGCCGGCCTGCGGATTGAGCGGCGTGCCAGTGGCGTTCGGCTTCTGCGGGTTGGGCATGTAGCGCGAGCCGAACAGGCGTCCCTGCCACACATCCTGGGTGGTGTACGGGTCGTAGCTATCCGACAGGGCGTGCAGGAAGTTCTGGCCGTAGCTCGAGATCTTGGCCCCGCTGGGGATCGGAATCTCGCCGGTGC